AAGTCTGTAATATGTATTAGAGGTACATTCTTCCACCAGATTGTGTAAATTCTTGACCGAGGCCACGAACTATAATCACATGGTAGAATAACGATGCACCAAAAATATAATCAACTACACCATAACGGGTCATAAGACCAACTCTTGGAGAGAAGTCATTAGGACCAACGGTGCGTTGGATCATTACAGGGATATATGGACAGTAAACGATACCAGTATCGTAGTACTCAGATCCTTTATAACCAAGTAATGCATATTCAAGAGCACTTCCGCGAGATCCGTCAAGGAATTGGGCATCAGTTCTGGTGTCGCGGTAGACTGTGAAACGTCCGCCAACATTACCAACTTTGGCAATGCCAGTAGGTTGGGTGTTAACGTTACCATTTACAGACATCCACTGAAACTCAGGCAACATTTCCAAGATAGCGCAAACTCTAGGAGTTGCGATGATGAAGTTAGCAGCACCACGGCGGTTGCGAATGGCGATACGGTTTGCTTCAACAATAATCTTGGAATAGAAGTCACGGTTTCTTTCGCCAAGCCAACGTGCGTCAGCTGATACGGCGTACCAGAAGCTATAACCATTCTTCGGACCTGCATTGAGAGCAACTTGGACCATTCTGATAACCATTTCACGGTCGATTTCGGCTTGAAGCTCATATGACATAGCATTAGTGAGTTCAGAGTCGATATCAAGACCATTCATGTTCTTCAAATCTTGTTCAAGTTCAACAGACCAACGTGCAGCTAAACGACGAGTTCCAGCTTCGACGGAGGTTTTGCTAAATTCTACAGTAATTTGAGGAATATTACCAGTAAGCTCAAACTGACTTAACAATGCAGCAACGCCAGCATCAGAACCAAGGACTTGGAAATCTGTATTGCCGGAAAGGGCTGAAGAGCTAGTGCCAGTAAAGCGTGTGTCCAAATATTGATAGCCAAGTTCTTTTTCATCAGCATAGCTACGGTTTTGGAAATCTCTGCCAACTGATGTTGGGCCAAGATTGTTATAACCGTCGATGCCGTTTCCACCAAGACTATCTGCTTCATAGCGATAACGGAGTGCAAAAGCTAGACCTACAGGACCGCTCATAGGTTGAACGCCAACGATTTCGTTAGTGATAAGCTCAGGGAATGTACGACGAACCATAGGAATTAAAACCTTTGGTAAACGTGCATCACCAGTAGCATAATTATCACCATTTCCGACTGCTCCACCGAAGCCCATGCTATTAGCTGAACCAAAAACGCCACCGGAGGCAGCTGTGTTTGCTTCATTTAAGCACCAACGCTCTTGGTTTTCCATGAGGATGGCTGTGTTGAGGCGGGTGTGTTCGTCGGTAATTGGAGCAACCTTATCAGAACTATGTTCCAAGAGAGGTTTCCATTTTTCAACGAGTTGTTGTGCGCGGGATCTATCAATAAATCCTGTTGATGGTTTAATATTTTTGCTCATATGTGTTATTTTTTCTTTCTATTTTTTGGATTTGATTGGTGAACGATTGGGTATTAGCCAATACGTTCCAATTCACTCAGATATTCGTTAACGGGTGTATTCTTGGCCTCACCTGAGACTGATTCAGAAACCAATTGCTTAGGAACATTAACATTGCGGCTTATTGCTGCTTTGTTAGCTTCTTTAGCAACTTCAACGGTTTCTTCTTGTTCACCATTTTCGAACATCTCAACTACGTAGTTAAAATTTTCTTTAATGTAATTAATACTTTTATCTTCTAAAAGTTTTACTACAAATTCTTTTTTAGATTTAGGCATTCCTTTTGTTTTGCCTTCTAATACCAATGCTGTTTGAGTTTTTTGCAATTCTTGGGAAAGACGAGTGTTTTTCTCATATGCTTCATTCAATTGTTGGCTTAATTTTTCAAATTTATCTTTTCCTTCTTTAACAACACTTTTAACATTTTCGTTAACAAGCGAAGGATCGAATCCAACCAATTCACGAATTTTTTCTAATTGTTTGCGAGCGTGTGTATTTTCAACAGCTTCTTTAATTTGTGTATAAGGAATTTTGTTTTCTAAATATTTGCTTAAAAATGTATCTAAGTCGGTGATAATTTTTTCAGAAAATAATTTAGCTTTATCATCAACAGATTTTTTATACAAATTAACAATCTTAGCTAATTTGTTTGTATGATTTTCTGAAATTGTTTTAATTACCAATTTTAATTTATTGGTATGATCAGCATCAGTTTTTTCTAAAATATCTTGAAGTTTTTGAGCATGATCTTCATCTTGTTCCAATAATGCTTTTTCTACAGCAAGTTCAGTATGAGCTTTTGCTTTTTGTTCGACTGCTTGTTTAAAAGCATCGGCAATAGCATTAGCGGTTTCTTCATTGACAAGGTTTTTGTCTAAGTTTTTAAGAAGATCTGTGATATCCATATTTTTTATAAAATTACTTATCTTTGTTTGATTACAAAATTGTTATTTTTTACACTTTTTACAATTTTTACATCCTTTGTCGCATTCCATTTTCTTTTTTACGACACGTTCAACTTTCTTTTTGACCTTTTCGGTTAAAATTTGTTCTAATGCTGTATCAGCATCGGAATATTTGTTTTCGCAAATATTCATAATAAACTTTGAATATAATGATTTTAAATTATTCATATTTTAAATTACTTATCTTTCTTTGAGAGCATTAATAAAATTAATTATCTGATCCTTTAAAAATTCTCTTTGGTTTTTTTTAGGTAATTTTGATATACGGTCTTCAAAATCTTCATAAACAGGTTCAAAATTTCCGCTTTCAGCCAATACCCATTTTTTTGATTCTAAGATACCATTAACAAATGCGGTAGGAACCGAAGGATCGGCTACTACATCAATAGCAACAAGTCGAAAATCGGAAACATATGATTTTCCTTCCTTTTCATCAATTCTTCCTAATGCTCTAGAAGAAACACCTAATTTGACACCATCATTAATCAAACTTCTAACAATTTGTCCCATTGGTGTTGTTAAAATCTTAGATTTACCTTCAAATATGTTTCCGTTTTGTTTTAGTTCGGTTACAACATGACAAGCTCTTTCCAAGTTAACCTCACCAGTAGAAGGATGGTTTAATTCTCCTAACCCTCTATTGGCACTAATCATTTCGGTAGTATATCTACTAACCTCAGATACCATTTCTTCTAAAGGATATACTCTATTATTTCTATTTGTTTCATTAGCCATTAAAAATGGACCTTTGATGTATAGATTAGCAGGAGAATTTCTATTTTCTTCCACCATCAGATATTTCACTTCGTAATTTGGTGATTCGACTATAAGCTTATATGCTTTTTCCATATATTATTAAATATTTATCATATTGCTATACAAAAACATTAATTTTTTAAATGTTTTTCGGTTAATATTATAAATTTATATCCTTTTTTATCACACCATGCTCTTGCTGCTGCCCATTTTGCTTGATTCTGAGCATACTGAAATGATTCATAGAGAACAGTTTTTTTAGATTTTCTTAAACTTGGTATAGGCGGTTGTGTTTGTTTATCTGGTTTTACTTCTATTAACAATTTTTCGTTTTTTCCGTCTTTTCTTTTCATCTCACACACCAAATCGACAAAATATCTATGTATTTTGCCATCCGGACCTTGATATGGTATAACAACAGACTCAGAACCCCATGTAATTACGTTATTATTATCGTCCATCCATCTCATTGCCTTAATTTCTAGTGAAGATCTGGCAAAAATAGGAAATTTACCTTTATATTTTTCAGGATTTTTAGGATTAAATAAAGATTGCACATATTTATTATTTTTTTGCAATCTAGGCTTCATATATTAAAATTAACCAACAAAGAAACGCACAATATCTGTATCTACGGTATTCCCCATCAATTCTTTTTCCAATTCGTCCTTTTCCTTTTCCCCCATACGCATCAAATCGGCTCCATTTACTTGTTGACCGCCGAAAAGTATAGTTCCGTTGAATTTACCTCTAGTATTTGCTATAGAAATTTTAGCAAGAGCAGAAACGTATCGAAATACCCATAATTCTGCCACTAAATATTTCAGAGGTTTTTGAACTTTACACCCAATTAGTCCATAATAAACATTTGATTGTGGTGGTTCTGGTATAATTTTTAATAATTGAGTTTCTGGTTCAAATCTAAGATATGGTTTAAGAGCTAAAACCTTTTCTCTAGTATTTAACCAAGATTTAAGAATGTGCCATGTTACTAAATCATAACCAACATTACCCAAAAGATGTCCGAAATATGCTTGTTGAGCAATCGTATGTTCAATTGTAAATAAAGTGTTAACTCCAGAATTATTTCCTTCATTAAACGAAAAAACATCAACAACTTTTCTATAATCATCCATATCAAAATCATATGCGGTTGATAATGTTGGTGTTTGAGTTGATAATGCGTTTGCTAGTTCAGGCGTAACACTAAATAATCGGTCTACTCTTAATCCTTTTCCTCTTTCGTATAAATCAGATCTAAAAACCAAATATTCTTCGGTAACTCCTGCAAATTTTGTAAACCATTCTAATGCAATATCGATAAATTCATACATTTGTTCTGAACTTATTTCGATTCTTATTAATGGTTCACCTAATGTTCTTCTTACTCTTTGGGCTAAATGATCATAGCTTTTAATTTGTGAATTATAATGAGTACTTCCATGAAAAGAATTTGGTAAAACTGGTTGTATTGGATACGACATATGGAAATACTTATATGTTTGTTGTATGTGGAATTAATTTACTTGCTTTCTGAATTCCTATATTAATAGTTTTTTGATTATTAATAATTTGTTGCAAAGTTCCGGTAGTTTCAAATTGTAATACGTTTCTACCTGTTACTATAGCAGTGTCGTTTAGAAGTGTTGTACCAGAGACATTAACTCTGTTATATAAAAAGTTTTGTAAAGGTACACCTAATAGTGTAGTAGATCCATACAAGAACCTATAAATAGTTCCCGTAAGAACTTCACCTATATTAGTATTGTCGTCTCTATCTTCAGGACTTGGATAAAGAGTTAATGTAGTAACACCGCTCATTAAAAGTTCACTATTCAAATTAGCTGCTCTTACTCTAACATCATCAGATAATGTTGTTCCATTTATATATGTTACATTGTTGCTAGATACAAACAACACATCTTCGTTTAATGAAGTGCATTTTAAAGTAACTAAACTTGTTCCATTGTAATTAAAGACAGATGCAGCAGTAGCATTTAAAGTTACGTTTTTATTAATAGTTATAGAGCCAAATGCTTTGTCATAGAATGGATCATAATCTATTCCTTCAGATGTTGTTGAATAATAACTCAGATAATTATAAATTCTTTGAGTTGAGTTTAAATCAGTATATGCAGCTGTGGTTACTCTATCACCAGTAACAAAATTATCAGGAATGTAGTCAGGGTTTATCGTTTTCGTTCCTCCATCTACAACAAAATTTTCTTGAATAAAAGCAAAGCCATATCTTGCAATATGGTATCTCCAAGTACCGGTGGCTGTAGATGGTAAAATAATAGTATTATTTGCTGGAGCGTTTTGATAATATCGTCTTGTAACAGTATTATCAAAAATTGCTATACTACCATCTTCCATGTTTTCTATATCAATAAGGGTTGGAACATAATCAAGAATTTCAGCATCATTACCGTTAGTGATTGTAGAGTTCGTTTTCTTGATAGTAATAAACCCACCACCAAAGTTTTGAACTGTATCCATAGAACAATCAATATATTCGATGGATGTATCTGCACCAGTGTTATAGGATAGAGTTCCTTCCATATAAACTCCAGATAAGCTAGTTGGGGTTTGTTGATTAATATTACCGTAAATGTCTATATAACTAAAATTAGAATTAGAAGATACAGAAATTATACCAGTTGTTCTTAAGCCAATAAAATTATTACCAGAAGAAAGTAAAGGAGTTTTAATTGTTATTGTGTTAGAAGCACTTGCGTATGAAAAGTTTGTAGACGCTGAGTTATCAAATACGATATTTCTATTTCCAAAATTTAAAATGTCTCCATTTTTTGTATATAAGTCTAAATACGATGTTGATAAAGGGTTGTTAATTGTCCAGTAATTGGAAGCATCATAAAGAAAATCTAAATTAGTTATATCAACAGAAGAAACTTGGTTTTCGGTTAATGTTGTTAATGTATCAGCAGTTCTGTATAAATTTTTGTCTACTTCAAAACCATAAAATCTAACATTTGTAACAAACGGATCTAATATTAAACCATCAACATAAACAAACCCTGTTGAAAGTGTACTAGTACCTGTTATTTTTATTTCTATATTACCTGTTGTGTTTGGAGTTAAATCATATTCAAAACCGTGCCAAGTATCTACAACTGGAGGACAAGTAAATGTGGTATTAGTAACAGCATTTCCGAATGTAATTGTAGGTGGAGTATCAGTTCCGTAATTTGAATCAAATCTCAAATTACCTTTAATTTTTTGAGTAACACCTTGAACAGCTGGTGCAGTAAATATTTTCTCAAAACGTTCATTTGGTATTCTTGGTGTAAATGAAAGTGATCTAATACCATTTTTTCTTACAGAAGAATTTGCTTCTGCATAGTGATAGCTGTTA